ATCGCTTCCTCGATGGCGGCGATGCCATCGGCTGGGTTGCCTTTGGTCAGGTCATACAGTGCGGCGTTGAGGATTTCCCACACCACTTGGGCCGTTGTTGCTTTGACTTCGTTCATTTGCTTTCTCCTTTAAGTACCGCCTGAGTCGGCAGGCGGCAGACCGATAAACAGGGACAACTTGTCCCCGATTCATTCTTCATCCTTCTGGTGGGCCAGCCCGTGCCATGTGTTGGGCAGGGCTTGGGGTTCTTTCATATCTTTGAGCACGGCCAGCACCCGCACCATCTGCTTGACCCTGGCGATTGTTTTAGTGTCGGTCGGGTCATCGGCCAAGCGCTTGCGCTCGTTGTCCAGGTCGCTGGTTGTGCGTTTGACAAGTTGGGCGTGTTGCTTCTCGAAGATGGGCTTGGGTACTGTGCGGGCAAAGGGGTGCTTGTTCTTGCGCCCTGTTCGGGGGAGTGCGGCAAAGACTGCGGTCAGGTTTCGCTTGTGGGATTCCTTCACCCAGTCAGACCAGTGCACCCCCACATTAGGCAGGTTGTGTTCCTTTGCATACTGCGCTGGCGTGTATTCCCCCAAGGCAATGTGCGCTTCGAGTTGCTCGATGACCTTATCCAATACCACCAGATACAAACCCAATGCTTCAAGGCGAGGGGTCGGTTCGGGCAAGCGGGCTTGGTAATCGTGCATCACGCGCACATTTCGGCGCTCGTATTTAGCGGTGTTGATGATAGGTTTCCACAAGCGGGCGTGTGCTGCCTTCTTGTTGCGTTGACTGCGGGCCAGTTTCTTCTTCTGCATTACTGCGTTAAATAGCGTGCCTTGCAGGTACGGCACCCCTTTGGTCAGGCGGTTGGCTTCGGCCAACAACAGGCGTGGGGGTAGTCGCACAAGGCGTGTGTTTTTGTTTTCGAACATGGCTGTGTGCCTTTCGTGTGTGAGTGGGGCTTGAAGTATACGCTATTTATCATGTTTTTGTAAGGTGCTATCCGGAAGTATCACCTATTAAACAAAATGGACACGAGCAAAGACAGTGAAAAAGCCAATGCCATCAAGGGTTTAGCACATCCGGTGGCAAGGTATCTGTTGTTTTTGGTATTCGCAAAAAGCAAAGCCCGCAAAAACAAAAGACAAAGGCTGGAAGCGGGGGCAAACCCATACATACCCACTCCCCTATATATAAATATAAATAAAAATATAGATATATAGCCACCGGAAAGCCTGACGCTAGTATCCATGCGGGTTTGGAGGTGTCTGTGCTCGTGTCCAAGTTGTTAAATAGGTGATACGAACTTTTTAGTATTACTTTTTGCTATTTAACAAAAACGGGGACGAGTTGTCCCCGTTTCTTTCACCACAGGGCAAGTTGCACTGGCTGGCAGTTGACCTCAAGCCACGCATCGAACGCAGCGTCTGACGCGAAGGACATAGAGCGCAGGGTGTCGCGGTTCTGCACAGTGGTGATGCGGAAGTCACGCTTGGGGTATTGGGGGAAGTAGTCTTGAATGAGCCAGCGACCAGTGGGCAGGGTGAGGGTGCCCCGATCTTTGAGTAGGGGGAAATGGGTTGAGCGCATTTGATTCTCCTGGTTGTTCGGGCAAGATTGCCCCCACAACCCACGCGTGGCATGGGCTGGGAGAGTGTCCTGTTTAAAAGCTGTTGGTGAGGGCTTCGACAACCGCTTCATCGTCTCGGTTTTTGAGGGCTTCAACGACATCGGTATTTTCGAGAGCCACGCTTGGGTCAATGAGGTGCTCGTTGCAAAGCGCAAGGAATTGGTTTTGTGTCATGGGGGAATCTCCAAAGGGTTATGCAAAGTTTGCATGGTTGGACAAGAAAAGAAACAACGGCGAACCCTCTCGGGTAGGCCGTCAGGGAGAAACAGGGACAAGTTGTCCCCGATTACTTGGCAAAGGCGTGAGCAACTGCCGTGCTGGCCAGTTTGCGGGCACCCTCGTACTCAGCGCACAGTTTGGCCAGTTGCGCCGCCGCCTTCAGAATCGCCTCGGGGATTTCCATCTCCTCGGTTTTGCTCGAGCCTTGCTCTCCGAGCACCTCCTTCACGATGCGCTGTAACGCCTTGCGACACGCCTCGTAATTCGCGTGGGTCTTGTCGAGCACCTTGGTGCCCGCCGCTTTGCGCTCTCCGGCCACCAGAGGCACCAAGTACTTGGGGTGGCTAGCCACCTCGGGCATTAACGCCTTGGTGACGGCATCGCGGGCTTTGCCCTTGAAGGCTTTGCGCAGGGACTCGATGCCCTCGCCGTATGCGAAAGCTGCGGTGATAACTGCGTGAACTGTGGTTTTCGTTGACATGGTTTTTCCTTTAAAGACTAGCTTGCGACAGGGCCAATCCCCATCGCTGTCTCTATTGTGCTGTGACCCCGATTCAAATGGGGTCGAGAGTACCCATTTCAGCCAAAAAACGAGTTATTTAGACCCCACCCTACCCCCACCAACCCATATTGAGCAATCGACTCCGCCCAGCACTGAACACTATTCCCCAGCCATAATCCCAATTTTCTGTAATCCTTTTCACTACCCCCATAAATTTTTTAAAAAATTCCACAAAACACTTGTCAAACGATTGACAGGTGGTATACTGCGCTGGTCGGAGGTCTGTAATTATTCGTAGTGGAGTAGGCCAAGCCCGTGAGATTCGGGACCAAGCATCTGGGGGAAGGCGACCCGGAGCCAACACGCATGGGGATTGATCTCGGCAACCAAGGTAGGCGTGGGCAGGAACGATAAGCCCGTTACCACGCACAGTCCCCAGCCGTGTTGGTGACCAATGGAGAGGCTTGGTTTAAATGAGGAGCCGTGTAGGCACACGCAAGTGGAAAAGGGGAACTACCAGCCAACACCCCCCAAATGAAAAAAGCCCCTGACCGTTGCCAGTCAGGGGTTGAAGAGGGGGATAATCACAAACCCCCGGAGGAGAAGCAAATGAGCATTTTTGCTTGCTGGCCGTAGGCCAACTGGCAACTGCTTGCACATCTACCGGGATTGAGTGTACATTAGCCCCATCGCAGGTTCAAGGGCTTATGCGCGTATGCTGGATCACTTAATAGATTTTCATCCCCCCGTAGATTCCTACGAGCGCAAAGCCGCGCGTGGGCTGGACGCTTCGTCTCCTGAAGAAATTATGAACGCCCAGGTCAAAACCACCGAGTGGCTGGAGAGCATGGGGGTTGACAGTGACCAGAAGGTCTTGGAGAAAGCCCAAGCCACCGCCGCACGCAAAGTGTTCTCCGCGCTGGCCACTGCACAACCTGTTGCGGAAACCAAACACCAGCTCACCCAATTAAAAACCCCAGAGGCGGTACGCCATCTGGTCACCATGCTCTCGGCCTATGACTGGGAGTTTGTCGAGCAAGCCAAAGAGCTGCGCGGCATGGCGGTGGCCAAGATACTGGAGGAGACCAACCACCCCGACGCTCGGATCAGGCTCAAGGCGCTGGATATGCTCGGGCGGGTCACGGAGATCGGACTGTTTACTGAACGCATTGAGGTCAAGCGGGCTGACCTGTCCGACAACGAGATCGACCAGAAGATCAAAGACAAGCTCAACAGGTTCATGGGCGTCACAGACGCAGCTTTGATTGAAGACATAGAAGAAGTTAGCGCTCACAAACAAGTAGAACCCACCCCACCCACGGCTGATGAAGCTCAACGACCTGACGCTCTCCCCAACTGAGATCGCTGCTATCCAGCAAGCGCTCCCAACACTGTCTCTCAAGGAGAAGATGGAGCTTTTTGACATGCTCGAAGAGCGTGAGAAGCGCTACGGGGTGGCCGCAGCCCGCCAGGACATGATTTCCTTTGCCAAACGGGTCTATCCAGGGTTCAAAGTGGGTCCACACCACAGGAAACTGGCCAAAATCTTCACCGATGTGATCGAGGGGCGCAAAAACCGGGTCATCATCAACATTGCACCCCGTATGGGCAAGTCAGAATTCAGTTCTTACCTGTTCCCAGCCTACTTTCTAGGTAAATACCCTAATAAGAAGATCATCATGGGGACGCACACCGCGTCTTTGTCGGAAGACTTTGGCCGCAAGGTGCGCAATTTGATCGATAGTGAGGACTACCGTGAGCTTTTTCCACAAACACTTGTTGCCGATGACCAAAAAGCTGCTGGAAAGTGGGGTACTAGCGCTGGGGGTCAGTATTACGCTGCTGGCGTCGGTGGTGCTCTGGCTGGTCGTGGTGCCGATCTGTTTGTTGTGGACGACCCTCACTCGGAACAAGACGTCAAAGCCAACAGTCGTCTAGCGTTTGACACGGCGTGGAGTTGGTTCCAGACTGGCCCACTCCAGCGCTTGATGCCGGGGGGCGGAATCATTGTGGTGATGACCCGCTGGGGCAAACTGGACCTGACCGGGCGGCTGATTGACTACCAGACCAAGAACCCCGACGCCCCGGCCTGGGAGATCGTGGAGCTACCCGCCATACTGAACGAAGGCACGGACGACGAGAAGTCCCTGTGGCCAGAGCAGTGGCCCCTGGCTGCGTTGAAGTCGGCCAAAGCGTCGATCGACCCCCAGTACTGGAACGCCCAGTACATGCAGCAGCCCACCAGCGACAACGCGGCCATCATCTCCAGAAAGAACTGGCGCATCTGGGAGGGCGAAGAGCCGCCCACCTGCGAGTACATCATCCAGTCCTGGGACACGGCGTTTGAAGCCAAGACCAGCGCTGACTATTCGGCGTGCACAACCTGGGGGGTGTTCTACAACGAGGAAGAGCACGATGCCGCGCAGGTCATCTTGCTCGATGCGTTCAAGGACAGGATGCAGTTCCCCGAACTGAAGGCCACGGCGCTTAAGCACTACAACGAGTGGGGGCCAGACGCGTTTATCGTGGAGAAGAAGGCCGCAGGAGCGCCGTTGATACAAGAGTTGCGCAGGATGGGCATACCTGTGCAAGAGACCAACCCCTCCAGGGGAAATGACAAAGTTGTGCGTCTGAACGCCGTTGCAGACTTGTTCAGTTCAGGTACAGTCTGGGCACCAGACACACGCTGGGCCAGGGAGGTCATCGAGGAGGTGGCGTCCTTTCCCAACGGCGAGAACGATGACTACGTGGACACGACCTCCCAGGCGTTGCTGCGGTTCAGACAGGGCGGGTTCATCAGTTTGAACACCGACGAGAAAGACGACCCCATCTACTTCCGCCGTAAGGCGGCGTATTACTAAGGACAGACATGGCAACGAATATCGACAAAGCGCTTTACCAACAGCCCCAGGGCATCGACGAACTGGGAGAGCAAGAGGAGCCGCTGGAGATCGAGATCATCGACCCCGAGGAAGTCAATATCCACGCCGGGGACTTGGAGTTGTCCATCCGCCCAGGCGACGAAGAAGACGACACGTTCAATGACAACTTGGCCGAGGAGATGGACCAATCTGCCCTGGAGACCCTGGCCGGGGACTTGTGCAAAGACATCGAGAACGACAAGAACTCCCGCAAGGACTGGGAGAAAGCCTACACAGAGGGGTTGAAGCTGCTGGGCCTCCAGTACGAGGAGCGCACAGAACCCTGGAACGGCGCGTCTGGCGTGTTCCACCCGATGATTACCGAAGCCGTTGTGCGCTTCCAGTCTGAGACGATCACGGAGACCTTCCCGGCCCAAGGCCCGGTGCGCACCAAAATTCTGGGCAAGCAGACCCCGCAGAAACAAGAAGCCGCTGTTCGCGTTGAGTTCGACATGAACTACGAGCTGACAGAAGTGATGCGTGAGTTCAGACCGGAGCATGAGCGCATGCTGTGGAGCCTGCCCGCCACGGGCAGCGCGTTCAAAAAGGTGTACTACGACCCAAGCCTGGGCCGTCAGGTGTCGATGTTCATCCCGGCTGAAGACATCATCCTGCCCTACGGGGCCACGGACTTGGACACCTGCTACCGCGTCACCCATGTGATGCGCAAGACCAAGAACGAGATTGTCAAGCTCCAGAAAGCTGGGTTCTATCGTGACGTTGAGTTGCCTGATGCGTCCAGGGAGCAGACCAACATCCAGAAGGCCAAGGACAAAGAGACCGGGTTCAGTGACCTGAACGACGAGCGCTACATCATCTTTGAGTGCCACGTTGACCTGGACTTGGAGGGTTACCAAGACAAAGACGGTGACGGCGAAGAGACGGGCATTGCTCTGCCATACGTAGTTACCCTAATAAAAGGGACCAACGAGGTGTTGGCCATCCGCCGCAACTGGAAGGAAGACGATGAACTTCGACTCAAGCGACAGCACTTTGTCCACTACCAATACATCCCAGGCTTTGGGGCTTACGGCTTTGGCCTCTTCCACCTCATCGGCGGGTTTGCCAAGTCTGCGACCAGCATCATGCGCCAGCTTGTCGATGCAGGAACGCTGTCGAACCTCCCAGGAGGCCTCAAATCTCGTGGACTTCGCATTAAAGGTGATGACACACCGATTCAACCCGGCGAGTTCAGGGACGTAGACATCGGCTCTGGAGCGCTCAGAGACAACATCCTGCCCCTGCCGTACAAGGAACCAAGCGGCGTTCTGTATCAGTTGCTGGGCACCATCGTGGAGGAAGGCAGACGTTTTGCCGCCACGGCGGACATGAAGGTCTCGGACATGAGCGCACAAGCGCCCGTGGGCACCACGTTGGCCCTCTTGGAGCGTCAGTTGAAGGTGATGTCGGCGGTCCAGGCCCGGTTGCACTACAGCTTCAAGCAAGAGCTGCAACTGCTGGCCGGTTTGATTCGGGACTACACAGACCCCGAGTACGACTACGACCCAGACAAGTCCACCCGCCGCGCCAAGCAAGAGGACTACAACCACGTTGACATCATTCCGGTGAGTGACCCCAACGCGGCCACCATGAGCCAGCGGGTTGTGCAGTACCAAGCCGTGATCCAGATGGCACAGATGGCCCCGGACATCTACGACTTGCCCCAGTTGCACCGCCAGATGCTGGAGGTGCTGGGCATCAAGGACGCAGATAAGCTCGTGCCCCTGCCTGACGACCAAAAGCCCAAAGACCCCGTGTCTGAGAACATGTCCGCGCTCAAAATGGAGCCGCTCAAAGCGTTCTTCTACCAAGACCACGAGTCCCACATCAAGGTACACATGATGGCCATGCAAGACCCCATCGTCATGCAGTTGATTGGTCAAAACCCCAAAGCACCGCAGATTCAAGCGGCGATGATGGCGCACGTTGCCGAGCACGTAGGATTTGGTTACCGCCAAAAGATTGAGCAGCAGCTTGGTATGCCACTGCCCCCAGCAGACGAGAAGCTGCCCCCGCAGATCGAGGTGGCGCTGTCAGGGATGATGGCGCAGGCAGCACAGCAAGTGCTTCAGCAAAACCAACAGCAAGCCGCACAGCAGCAGGCGCAGCAGCAAGCCCAAGACCCAGTGTTGAAGATGCAGCAGCAAGAGTTGCAGATTCGTCAACAAGAAGTGCAGATCAAGGACAAGGAAGTTACTGGCAAGCTGGCCATCGAAGAGCAGAAACTGAAAATCGACGCCATGGCAAAGGTCGGCAAGTACCAGATGGACAAAGAAGACCAGAAGCTCAAAGCGGTAGAAAACATGGGCAAGTTTGAAATGTCCAAGAAAGAACAACAGTTCAACAACCAGCAAAAACTGGGGGATGCCCTGCTGCGGGTTGATGAACAGTTGGCTAAGCGCAGAGAAAACCAACCACGAAAGGAAACCCCTAAAGAATGATTCAAGATTTCGCACGCGTATTGCGCGAACAAATACGCAACGACATGAACAACTACGCAGATGACTGTGCTGGTGGTGCGTGTCGCAATTTTGACGAGTACCAAAAACTTTGCGGAACCATTCAGGGTCTGGCTATCGCAGAGCGTTACATCATTGACCTTGCAGAGAAAGTTGAAAAATCCGATGAGTGAACTCGCACTTGAACCGGGGCAATTTGCCCTGCCTGAAGCAATCCAACCCGTCGATGCCCCGGCAGAAGACGCAAACAACGATGAGAAAGCAACCATGCTGCCAGAGCCGACAGGCTGGAAGCTGCTGTGTGCGGTGCCAGACATCTCCGAAAAGATTGACGGTACTGAGCTTGATCTTGTGAAGGCATCATCCGTCATGCGCCAAGAAGAACACGCCACAACGGTTCTATTTGTGCTCAAGGTCGGCCCTGACGCATACAAAGACACTACCAAGTTCCCCGCAGGCGCGTGGTGCAAGGCAGGTGACTTTGTGCTGGTACGTACCTACTCGGGTACGCGCTTCAAAATTTTCGGTAAAGAGTTTCGCTTGATTAACGACGATCAAGTCGATGCTGTTGTGCAAGACCCTCGCGGGTTAACCCGCGCTTGATGGAGTAGACATGGCTGAACAATACAAGTTCCCAGACGAACTGGATGACGAAAAGACCTCCCAGGTCAATGTATCCGTGGAGGACGACGGCGACGTAGAAGTCGAAGTCGTTGACGATACCCCCATCCAAGACAGAGGCCGCAAGCCCCTGGACCGGGAGGTGGAAGACCCCACGGACGACGAAATCGATACCTACTCCGATAAAGTCAAAGGGCGCATCAAGGAATTGACCCACGCACGTCACGACGAGCGCCGGGCCAAAGAAGCCACCATGCGCGAGAAGCAAGAACTCGAGCGTCTTGCACAGCAACTTATTGATGAGAACAAAAAGTTAAAACAGTATGTTTCAACTGGGTCTGAACAGTACGGCACTATGGCCAAAACAGCGGCGGAAGCCGAACTGGAGAAAGCCCGCCGCCAGTACAAAGATGCCCAGGAAGCGTTTGACACTGACGCCATAATTGCAGCGCAGGAAGCACTTACTGACGCCAAGTGGAAGTTGGAGCAAGCGAAAAGTTTTCGCCCACCCCCTTTACAAACCGAAGAATATGATGTACAAACGCGTCAAAGCGCACCCGAACAAGCGCAACCAGACGAAAAAACCCTGCGCTGGCAGGCAAAAAACCAGTGGTTTGGTTCCAACGGGTTCGAAGAAGTCACCAGCTTTGCACTAGGGCTGCATCAAAAACTAGTCAACAACGGGGTCGATCCCCGCAGCAATGAATATTTCGAGCAAATCGATGCTCGCGTGAAGTCCAAGTTCCCCGAAGTTTTCGGTGGTACAGAAGACAAGCCAAGGTCGGGTGATTCCCCAAGACGACCTGCTGCCGTTGCAGCCCCCGCGACCCGTTCGTCGGGTGCCAAGAAAGTCCAACTCACTCAGACCCAGGTCGCACTGGCAAAGAAATTTGGATTAACCCCGCAGCAGTACGCTGCTCAAGTAGCAAAATTGGAGAGTCAAAATGGCTGAAAACCGTACCCCCCGTGACCTCGTGTCACGCGACAAGCAAACCCGTTATGTGTATACGCCTTCCTCGGCACTGCCTGATCCGACCCCGGAGCCAGGATATGTGTACCGCTGGGTGGCTACCCACGTATTAGGGCAAGCTGAACCCACCAACGTGTCTCGAAAGATGCGCGACGGCTGGGAGCCAGTCAAGGCAGAAGATCATCCGGAATTGATGATTGAAGGTAATGCAAAGACCGGGAACGTCGAAATTGGCGGACTCATGCTTTGCAAGATGGTGGCGGAACGAGCACGCGCTCGGGACGATTACTACGACCGACAAGCACAAAACCAGATGGAATCGGTGGACAACCACTTCATGCGAAACAATGATCCTCGTATGCCTTTGTTTGCGGACCGCAAGTCCACAGTCAGCGGCGGCAGGGGGTTTGGTTCAGGTTCTAAATAAACAAGGAGTCCTTAAATGGCATCAGTAGCATCCCCGTACGGGCTAAAACCCGTGAATGAGCTGGGCGGCACACCATATGCAGGTGCAACCCGTTCGTATCTCATCGACCCCGCAGGCACTGCCGCAAACATTTACAACGGTTCGCCCGTGTACGTGAATTCGTCAGGCTATTTGGCTGTGGCCACCGCAACTGGCGCAGATGCAACCACCAACGGCTTTCCTGTCGGTACCGCTAACACGGGCATCGTAGGTGTGTTTGTTGGCTGTTCTTACATCAACGCACAAGGCCAAGTGATCTATGCTCAGTACTACCCCACGGGTACCACTGGCGTGATTAACGCTTACGTTGTGGATGACCCCGGTGTTGTGTTCCAAGTTCAGTCTGCTGGCTCTGTCACGCAAGCTGCCGTTGGCGCAAACGTGTTCTTCTCGACTGGCGCTGTGGCAACTGGCAGCACATCCACTGGTAACTCTACGGCTTCTGTCGTGGCAGGTGCCTCGGCTGTGACCACCACCGCAGCATTTCGTGTTGTTGGGTTCGTTAATATGCAAGGTTTCTCGGTTGTGGGCGATGCTTACACTGACATCCTGGTCAAAATTAACCCCGGCTATCACACATTCACCAACGCAGTTGGCCTGTAAGGAGTAACTCAAAATGGCAATTTCACGCGCACAACTACTTAAAGAGTTGCTCCCTGGTCTGAACGCTTTGTTCGGTTTGGAATACGCTCGTTACGGCGAAGAGCACAAAGAAATCTACGAAACTGAGAAATCAGAGCGTAGCTTCGAAGAAGAGACCAAGCTTGCTGGTTTCGGTGCTGCTCCCGTCAAGAACGAGGGTTCCGCCATCTCCTACGACAATGCGCAGGAAGCGTTCACCGCCCGTTACAACCACGAAACCATCGCCCTGGGCTTCTCGATCACCGAGGAAGCTGTGGAAGATAACTTGTATGACTCCTTGTCTGCTCGTTACACCAAAGCCCTGGCCCGTGCGATGTCCTACACCAAGCAAGTTAAAGCCGCAGCCGTTATCAACAACGGCTTCAACGGTTCGTACTTGGGTGGTGATGGCGTGACCTTGTTCGGTAACAACAGCTCCAGCGTTCGCGTTGGCCACCCCCTGGTGAACGGCGCTGTTAACTACAACAGCCCAACCACTGGCGTGGACTTGAACGAGACCTCCTTGGAAAATGCCGTGATTCAAATCGCTGCATGGACCGATGAGCGTGGTCTGTTGATCGCTGCCAAGCCCCGCAAGATGGTCATCCCCCCAGCGCTGATGTTCGTTGCCAAGCGCTTGCTTGACACTGAACTGCGCGTCTCTACTGCTGATAACGACATCAACGCGTTGAAGCAGATGGGTGCGATTCCTGAAGGCTACTGCGTCAACCACTTCTTGACCGATTCGAATGGCTGGTATTTGATTACCGACGTTCCCAACGGCATGAAGCATTTCGAGCGTATGCCTTTGGCAAATTCCATGGATGGGGACTTCGATACCGGAAACGTCCGTTACAAGGCTCGTGAGCGCTACAGCTTTGGATGGAGCGATCCGCTCGGAATGTGGGGTTCTGCCGGAGCTTAATACTCTGGTATGTAGAAAAGGGGGCTTTGGCCCCCTTTTCTTTTGGTGTTTGTGTTACTCGTTAAGTTTATGGTACACTGCCAGCGTACAAGGAGCGCACCATGGCCAGAGGTATTTACAAAATCATCAACGTCATCAACAACAAGTTTTATGTTGGCAGCGCAGTGGATTTGAAACGCCGAAAGACACGCCATTTTTCCGAGCTGCGCAACGGCAAACACAACAACAAACATTTGCAAGCAGCATGGGTCAAGTACGGCGAACAAGCTTTTGTGTTCGTCGTGGTGGAAGAAATGCCCGAGGATGCCGACCTGCTCGCTGCGGAAAACGTGTGGCTCAAAGAGCATGTGGGCCGAGAGTATTGCTACAACATTGGCGTGGATGCCGTTGCGCCAATGCTTGGTGTGGGGGGAGAGGCAAGCCCCACATGGGGGTATAAACATACTTTGGAAAACCGAGCAATTATTGCCGCTGCTTCGACAGGGCGCACACAAGATCAAGAAACTATTCAGCGCAAAACAGCGCACCTCATTGGCAAACCCAAATCCGCCGCAGTCCGGGCCAAGATCAGCGACACATTGTCGGGGGAAGGCAACTACTGGTACGGCAAAAAGCGACCCGATCATGGGGCAAAAGTAAGCCGCGCAGTAACGGTGACCAAGCCCGACGGAACGACGCTTGAATACCCCAGCATCCAAGCACTGCGTATTGCGCTGAACCTTAAACCCCCGACTGTGAACCGGGCAGTCAAATCAGAGAAACCACTCACGCGAGGGCCGTATAAAGGGTGGGCTTTCAAGTACCTTGACACATCCCAAGAATAGTGTATATTGCAACCATTCCGGGGTCCCCGGTGTATCTGACAGTCCCGGCTGACGACATGCAGACAGATACGCCCCACTTGCATGTAAGGAAAAGATCATGGCAAACACGACTTTCAGCGGCCCAGTTCGGTCGCAAAACGGCTTCCAGACCATCTCTGTTAACTCCACCACTGGTGCAGTTACCGTAACCTCTACCATTGGCAATGATGTTGTTTTGGGCACGCAGTCCTTGTCGGGTGCTGGCGCTGTTGACATCACCAACGCATTCACTTCCCTGACGACCACAGGCGCAGCACAAGCCTTGACGTTGGCCGACGGCACTGTTGGCGAGATCAAGATCATCACCCACACTGTGGATGGTGGCTCAGCAGTCCTGACCCCCACAACCAAAATTGGTTTCACCACCATCACCTTCACGGGCGTTGGCGAATCTGCCATGTTGGTGTACACCTCTGCTGGTTGGGCAATCGTTGCTTTGAATGGCGCTGTCGCCGCTTAATCAACCCAACGGGGCTTCGGCCCCTGTTTTAAAGGAGTTTGATTATGACGATGCAAACAGACGTAAAAGCAGCGCACGCGGAAGCAACAGGCACGATGGTGTCGCAGCGCACCCGTCTTAAAGGCTACCAGTGTCTTTCTGGCGGCACGGCAGGCGATGTAATCATCAGGGATGGTGGCGCATCGGGAACTGTTCGGTTGCAGTTCAATATTTCTACCAATTTGGTAGCGTTTGGTTTGCCAATCCCCGGAGAAGGCATTTTGTTCTACTCCGACATACACGTAACCCTGCCTGCAACGGCAAAAATTACAATTTTCTATGGCTAAGTCACCTGCATGGCAACGCAAGGAAGGCAAATCCGAGAAGGGCGGCTTGAACGCCAAGGGTCGGGCTTCCTACAACAAGGCCAACCCCGGCAAGCCGGGTTTGAAACGCCCGCAGCCCGAGGGCGGCAGCAGGCGCGACTCTTTCTGTGCAAGGATGACTGGGATGAAGAAAAAGCTCACATCCGAGAAGACCGCCAAAGACCCAAACAGCCGGATCAATAAATCATTGAGAGCATGGAAGTGCTGACATGAACCACGACACCAAAAACATGGTTGACGGCGCGGCAGTTGTGGTAGGCCTCGGGGGCTTCCTCGGGGTTGTGACACCTGTTGTTGCTCTGGTCGGTGGCGTGTTGACCATCGTGTGGACCTCCATGCGCATCGCAGAGATGGTCACGGGTAAAGCGTTTTCTGAGTTGCTCCCCTGGAACAAGAAAGACGACGATGCCGTCAACAAGTAAGAAACAACACAATTTCATGGCTGCGGTGGCCCACAACCCATCGTTTGCCAAGAAGGTAGGGGTCCCACAGTCTGTGGGCAAAGATTTTTCAAACGCCGACAAAGGCAAGTCTTTTAAAAGAGGTGGTGATATGGCTAAAGCAAACCCTTTCATGGAAATGATTGCTAAAAAGAAAGCAATGGGCACAAAGAAAATGGCGTCCGGTGGCATCACCAACGCCAAGATGGGCAGCGTCAAAACTGGTGCCCCCAGCCGTGACGGCATCGCTTCCAAGGGTAAAACCAAGGGCACGATGGTCAAGATGGCTGGCTCCAAGCCCCTGGGCATGAAGTCTGGCGGCAAGTGCTGAGATGATGGCCTCACGCGGGATGGGCGACATCAGCCCATCCAAAATGCCCAAGGGCGTTCGAAAAGAGCGCCGTGACGACACCGACTTCAAGCAGTACAAAGAAGGCGGGAAAGTCAATGCCGCTGGCAATTACACCAAGCCCGGTTTGCGCAAGCGAATCGTGTCTCAGGTAAAAGCCGCAGCAACGCATGGCACGGGCGCGGGGCAATGGTCAGCACGCAAAGCACAGCTTGTTGCCAAGAAGTACAAGGCGTCGGGCGGGGGCTACAAAGATTGAAAGCACCGCAGACTTCCCTTAAAAACTGGGGCGATCAAAAGTGGCGCACCAAGTCGGGGAAGCCTTCGTCAAAGACGGGGGAGCGGTACTTGCCAGAAGCGGCAATCAAGGCGCTCAGCCCGTCTGAGTACGCGGCCACCACCAAAGCCAAACGAAAAGGCAAGGCGGCAGGTAAACAGTTTGTGGCCCAGCCCAAGAGCATTGCAAAGAAAACGGCGGGATTTAGATAATGGCAGTCACCTCTGGACAATCAGGCTTCAACCTTGACCTCACCGAGTTGGTCGAGGAAGCGTTTGAACGTGCGGGTTCAGAGATGCGCACGGGGTATGACCTGCGAACTGCGCGTCGGTCTCTTAACTTACTGTTTGCTGACTGGGCCAATCGCGGTGTCAACATGTGGACGTTTGAGCAGGGGACGATCACCCTGACGCAAGGGCTCAACACCTACGCGGTTCCCAGTGACACGGTGGACTTGCTTGACCATGTGATCCGCACCAATGCCAACATATTGTCCAATCAAGCGGACTTGACCATCACGCGCATCAGCGTGTCCACCTACGCGACCATCCCCAACAAACTTAACCAAGCCCGGCCCATTCAGGTCTGGTATCAGCGCTTGGACGGGCAGGTGGCCACCACCGCTTCAACGTTTGTGTCCCAGGACTTAACTGCCGCAACGATCACACTGAGTTCAGTTGTGGGGCTTCCCGCCATTGGCTACGTGGACATCGTGACTGCTGGCGGCACAGAGACGGTGTTTTACAACTACATCTCAGGCAATACCCTGAGTAACGTGTTTCGTGCACAAAACGGCACGACCCAACAGACCCCTGCGGTGGGCAATCCCATTCGCGTCAACAACGTGCCCCGTGTCACTGTGTGGCCCACACCTGACGGCTCCCAGACCTACCAGTTCGTCTACTGGCGCATGCGCCGGGTTCAAGATGCTGGCGGGGGCGTGAACGTCATGGACGTGCCCTTCCGGTTCATTCCCTGCATGGCAGCAGGGCTGGCCTACTACATTGCGCTCAAAGTCCCTGGCGGCATGGAACGCTTGGGCGTGCTCAAACAACAGTACGACGAAGCCTGGATGACGGCTGCGGACGAAGACCAAGAACGTGCAGCGCTGCGGCTTGTGCCCAGGCAGATGTTCATTGGGGGTGGCACTTAATGGGTAACAGGTTTGCGTCTGGCAAGAACTCAATTGCGGAGTGTGACCGTTGTGGTTTTCGCTTCAAGTTGACCACGCTGCGCAAAGAAGTTGTCAAGACCAAGGTATATGATCTCAAGGTGTGCCCCCAGTGCTGGGACCCGGATCAGCCGCAGTTGCAACTGGGTATGTACCCGGTGGATGACCCGCAGGGGATACGAGACCCCCGGCCTGATCTCAGCTACAAAGTGTCTGGGCGCACAGGTTTGCAGATTGCTTTGACCAACAGTTCAGCGGCTGATGCGCAGGGGATTCTCAGCGGGGGCAGCAGGATTTTTCAGTGGGGCTGGACACCTGTGGGGGGTTCAGAATTTTTTGATGCCGCTTTAACACCAAATAACTTGGTTTTGGGCGTGCAATTGGGTACAGTTACGGTAGCAACGACATAAGGAGTCGAAGATGGACAAGAAAGACTTGGCACAAGACAAGAAAATGGTCGCAGGCGCGGTGCATAAGCATGAGAAAAAGATGCACCCGGGCAAGCCCATGACCAAGCTTAAAGCTGGCGGCAAGACCAACGGCGACATGCTGAAATACGGGCGCAACATGGCCAAGGTCATGAACCAGCGTAGCCCTGGTCGTGGGGGCTGATATGGCAACCTACAAGCAACCGACCAAAGTAGCCAACGTGATTGTTGGCGAAGAGCCAGCCAAAGAGACAATGCGCAAAGCAAACGTGTCTGTGGCCAACACGCGCAGTCAAGACTACCCGCCCATGAAGACCTCTGGTATTGTGGTGCGTGGCGGTAAAGCGCAAACCAAAGGCAAGATGGCCAGAGGCCCAATGGCATGAACTACACCGAGTTGTACAACGCAATTCAGAGCTACACCGAGAATCAGTTTCCCGATGTGTACCTTGCGAATGGGAGTACTGTGTCCGCAACGACGCAGATCAACACTTTCATCACGCAGGCTGAACAACGTATATACAACTCGGTTCAGTTTCCTTCGTTGCGTAAAAACGTGACGGGGTTTACATCCACCAACAACAAGTATTTGGCTTGCCCGTCTGACTTTTTAGCGTCCTACTCAATGGCAGTAATTGCCGCAGATGGCTCATATGAGTATCTGCTGAACAAGGATGTGAACTTCATTCGTCAAGCGTACCCACAACCAACGGACACAGCCATCCCGAAGTACTACGCACTGTTTGGCCCGTCATACAGCAACAGTGATGAACTGTCGTTCATTCTTGGCCCCACTCCCGATGCTGTGTACAACATGGAGTTGCACTACTTCTTCTATCCAGACTCAATCACTGTTGCCACTGATGGCCGCACTTGGCTGGGAGACAACTTTGACACCGTGCTGCTGTACGGGTCTTTGGTAGAAGCATACATCTTCATGAAGGGTGAGGTGGACATCATCACCATGTACGAGACCAAGTACAAAGAAGCGCTTGCGTTGGCCCAGCGTTTGGGTGATGGCCTGGAGCGCAGTGATGCGTACCGCAGCGGGCAGTATCGGCAAGCGCCGTTGCCGCAAAATAACGGAGTGCGTTAATGGCGTTCACTGGCAACTACAGTTGCAACACACTTCGCTCCGGGCTGGTAGACGGCACAATTAACTTTGTGACCGACACGTTTTATCTGGCGCTGTACACCAATGCCGCCACACTTGACCAGAACACAACGGCGTACACTACGGCGGATGAGTCATCGGGCGGCAACTACGTTGCTGGAGGTCAGATTGTTACGGCCACTGTTGGCACGGAACTGGCGTCTTCTGGCAGCATTGTGTTTATCAACTTCTCCTCCCCGTCTTGGACGGGGGCAATTACTGCCAGAGGCGCTTTGATCTACACCCCCGGGGCCAACGGTGCTGTGTGCGTCTTGGATTTTGGCAGCAACAAAACATCTACCAACACTTTCACCGTGACGATGCCTGCAAACACAAGCACATCGGCACTCATTCGGCTTGTTTAAGGAGCGATCATGTTCAACGATAAAGTTAAATCCAAAGATGTTGCCTCAAGCAGCTTGGTTGCTGGTGGCTCCGCCGCTGATAGCGCAAGCGCAAAAGGCGTGTACAAAATCCAGTGCCACGACAAAGACGGCAATCTGAAGTGGGAAGACGAAGCTCCCAATCTGGTGGTCAACGAAGGCTTGCAAGATATGAACGCCAAGTACTTTACGGGCACAACGTATACCGCTGCTTGGTATCTTGGTCTGTACGGCTCTGGGGCAACCAACAGCCCTGCGGCGGGCAACACAATGGCATCGCACGGTACTTGGACTGAAGTGACGGCGTATAGCCAAGCTACTCGCCCCGCTTGCACGTTTGGAACCCCCACCACGGCCAACCCCTCAGTGGCTACCAACTCAGCTTCACCCGCATCGTTCAGCATCAACGGCACGACAACTGTGGGCGGGGCGTTTGTAACCAGCAACAACACCAAGGGGGGTACGACTGGTACGTTGTACTCAGCCGCAGACTTCAGCGCCCCCGGGGATCGTTCTGTTGTGTCTGGCGATACCCTCTCTGTTACCTACACTCTGAGCTTGGCAGGTTAATCATGGCAACAACTTTCAAAAAAGGCGACGTTGTTAAAGCTGTCGCAGTCGTTCCTCAAGGCCCGGTGCTTGC